GTGTAGAATAAAATGCACCGCCCCAAAAAGCCATACAAAAAGAACATCCAAAAGGTTTTGGAATCTGTTTACCATACATTTCTCCATAAACATTTGTTAAAAAGTCACTTATTGCAATCCCAAAGGATGCGCTAAGAGTTGTAATAATCGCTAAAGTTTTTAAATCTATCATGGTTTTCTAATTTTAGTTTCTTAATAGTTTTTTGAATTGTGTACTGAACTGCCCCATATTTTATGCCAGTCATAACGGATATTTTTCTAAACTCGCCTATGTCAATGTATAACTTTAATAGTGTTTGGTCATACCAATCTAACTTATCTATTTTATCCTTAATGTTTTGCGTAAAGTTTTGATAAACATCCTCTTTGTTTTCGAGTTCACTATCCAAGTCACTTTCTAATCCTATGAGTAGTTCAATGCTTTCGGTTGAATCGTTATGCCTATATTTCTTGTAAAATGGTGAATGCTTTGAGTTCCAACTATTATGTGCAATCTTTACGAATAGGAACTTTAAGTATTTTTTTTCACTTGCATCTTGAATTTTCTCATCTGGTAGGTCGAGTAAGTTAATGATAACCTCGTGGAACAAATCCTCAAATAAAGTAGGTGAGGCTATGTTTCTGCATACATTTCTATAAGCAGGGTCTTTATAAATAGCCTCTATTATTTGTGCTTTGTTCATTGTTAATGGTTTACAAATTTAATATTTATTTTTAAAATGCAATATTTATTTATCTTTTTAATTAATTTATCTAATAAAATATGTATGACCCTGCAATTTTGCAAGCCTTATTAAACAAGTTATAATCAATAAAATTATCTTCTTTGCTTTCAAAATCGTATGCACTACTCCAAAATTTGCCATATTTATCTGCTATTAAGTTGACAAATGGAACAACATTATTTATTGTGCTATTAGCAAATAAGTAAGTTGTATTTACATTTGGACTTCCTACTAATAATAAAAGCCAATACCTACCTTTAGCAAATTCATTAAATGTATTAATATTTTCGTTAACCTCAATAATACTTGGCTTTACTTCGCAATAGATTCCATACTCAGGCAAGTAAAAATCAGGCAAATACCATTCTTTGTTTGCTAATTCAAATCCCTCATATTCATACAAATATTTTATTCCTAATTCGTCAAAAAATACAGCCCATCTTGCTTCTAATCTTGAGCGAAACTTAATGTTTTTGTAGATTGTTGGTATTGTCTTTATCATTTAAAAAGGGGTTTTAATTTCAAATTGTGTTTGTTCATACTTTTGATTTGGGTATACAACCTCGATTCCATTTAGGGTATTTCTAATGTATGGCATCCTATCTATTTCGCCTACATAATACCTTCTGCTTATTGGGTCGTAGTTAAGTTCTATTTGTCCAGTATTCCCCCAATGCTCAAACTTTACCTTTTGCACGTTTAAAAAGGTTTTATTTGTTTCAAAGTCACGATATACGCTCAATCCTGAATCTGCCTTATTATAAAAATTTGCACTTCCCGAAATGTCGTATAATGTCGGAACTTCATACTTTAAACCATCTTTTTCTTTTCGCATCTTTGTAGGGTGAGCAACTAAAAAACAATGAACTTGGTGCAATTCACAAAATACCGCAATCTTATCCAATACCCTGCCTATGTATGTGGTAGAATCTTCTAAGTGTTCCAACTTGTTCCATGCGTCAATCACAAAAAACTTTATGCCTTTGCGCCTTTTTAACTGCAATACGCTGGACAAAATAGAATCAATGGTATAATCCTTCTCAGGTTTTATAAACCAAAACAACTCATCTAAAAACTCCTTTACCATATTAAGTTCTTGCCTACTTAACCTATTTACACCATCCCAACTTTTACCAATTAAAATTTGTGCTATTTTGCTAAAATGCAACTTTGTAGGCTTATTCTCAGGAGAATAAAATGCGCCCGCCCATGCTTCATTTAAAAGTAATCTTACTAAAAGAAAGTCAAGTAAAGTAGTTTTTCCGTGTGATGGTATGCCAGTTAAAATAGTTATGTAACCCTCATGAAATGATAATAATCTATCAATTTCACTAATACCTGTTTTTGCGCCTTTAGGTAATCCATTTAAGTAGAAATCATCAATATCATCTGACATATCAGATATAGTAAAACTTCCTTCTAATGGAAATTGTATTGGATTTAAAGCATATTCTAAAGTTTTTTCTGCTCCATATTTTTGCAAGCATTCATTAGCGTCTTTACAATCCCCAAAAACAATGTAATCGCAATTTTCAATCCCAAATCTTTCTGCTAAATCTTGTTTAAGTTTTCTACCTGCTTGGTCATTATCAGTACAAATGTGAAATTTGGTAATATTTTCTATCTCAGATAAGCAGTTTTCAAGATAAATTAAATTATTATTTCCAAGTTGCGCACCATTAGGAACTGAAATTGTATTAATTAACCCTATTTGGTGAAGTGTAATGCAATCAAATTCACCTTCGCATACATACACCTCACTTTGATTTTTTAATGCGTCTAAATTAAAAAAAATCAATTCAGCATCTTTAACAAGTTTAAAATTCTTTTCGGCATCCCTAAATTTGGTGTTTATTAATTCCTCATTTCGAAAGTAATTAAAGCCTATTGTGTTAACCTCTGCGCTTTTTTGTGGCATCCATTCACGCTGCGAAGTAATTTTAAAGTGATTTATTGTTGCCTGACTAATTCCTCTTGATGCAAACCAAGCTAATTCCCTTTCGTTTAAATTGGTTTTATTGGTAAATACTGGCTTAAAATATTCTTTTTTCACTTGCTCTTTTAATGCGCCACTCCATCCACAATGGTTGCAATGCCATACTTTTTTATCTAAGTTTACTGACAAACACTTATCTTTTTTCTTTTTTCTTGTATGGCTACATTGTGGGCAAGTTGTAACTACCTCACCTGAAACTCTGCTTGTTTTCAAGTCTATGCCGAAATCTGAGTATGTCATTATCTTGGAAAGTTTACTTTAAATTTAGAAATAGGATTATCTTTAACTATGTAAGGCAATGTATTTACAATCTTTAATTTCCAATTGGTAATTTTATTGTTATTGCCATCATGCCAATTATTAGCTATCCAAGAATCATATTTTTGTTTAATCGGCTTTTCTAATTGTAAATGATTTTGGTCAATACTTAAAACGTATTCAAAAAAATCAATAAAGGATGGTATATTATTACTTTCTTTTTCTTTTATTTCCTTTTCTTTTCTTTTCTTTGTTGGGTTTTGTTCAACACTTGTTAACACTTGTTCAGCATTTGTTGAACTTGTGTTGCGTTGCTCTGCACTCTTTTTACCTGCAAATGAACGCTTTAAGGAAATATCGTTTCTTTTTTCAATATTTCTATTAACTCGGTCACTCCAAAAATACTCGCCATCTGAAACAAGTAATTCAACATCATTTATGCAGAAATTTAAAAATTCTTGCACTTGCTCAACACTTGTCGACATTTGTCCAGCAATTGCTAAAATAATGTATTTTTTGTGTTGGATTTTATGTTGCTCATCTGAATGCAACATTTCAATAATGCGCCACCATAAGCCGTAGCCTATGCCTCCAAATTTATGAAGTAACGCTTGAATTTTTGGGTCAGCAGTCGGCTCATAGTCGTGCTGAAAGTAGTAAGTTTCTTTACTCATATCACGTTTGTTTTTTGTTCACGTTATTAAAAAAGTAGGAAAGGTAACGTGAAAACCTTTTACGCCCATGCCTGAGCAACCCACTACAAATATAAACCTTTATAAATAGATGTCAAGCATTTTATTGAACTTAGTCCTGAAAGCTATTCTCTCCTCTGCGTTTCTTGGCAACTTAGCCGACTTATTTAACTCAATCAACTCCTTTACTATCTTTTTAGCTATTTTCGTGCGTTCTGCAAGTTCATCTTTGTTTAGCTTAACAATTGGATAAATTACGTTTAAATCGTCCATATAAGCCATCTGAGAATCGCCAAAAGTGTAAACTATACCTTCTCGATAATTAACTAAGTTACCTGACTTTTGGTTATTACATTGAGCGCATTGATTAAAATTGTTGTGTAAATTAAATCTAAGATTATCCCAACCTCCAACACTTCGATAGTGACCTGCCTGGAACTGACCATAATTAATACCGCAACTAATGCAAACGCAACCTTCATCAATTAACCTAACTATCTTATTAACCTCGATTTGAAGTTCTTTTTTGTAGTCACCAAGTGTCTTTAAAGATTCCTTTAATTTTAGGTTTAGCTTCTTTTTCTCTACTTCTTTCTGTTTGGTCTTTGCTGCACTAACTTTTAGCGCACACTTTAACCCGCAAACCGACTGGATTGTGTTGCTTGGCTCAAAGTTTTTGCCGCAGGATTTACACTTTTTCATAGCTTTTTCAATTGCTCATCCAAACCATCCAAAACGCCCCACATACTTTCTTGAAGTAACTCCCAATCTTTGCTTTTGAATCTTGGGTCACTTAATAGCGTTTCGTCAATCTGTTTAATGAAGTAGTTTATTTTGGGTTTAGCCTCTTTAATCACACCTATAATATGCTTGTTGTCAATTACGTTCCGGCACTCCCAAACTGTCTGCATTGCCTCGCTTGCTGCCTTGCTGCACATATAAGCCATTAAAAGGTTTTGAATGATTGTTCTTTCGGGTATCATAGCAGCGTTTCAATTTGTTTAATCCTATCAATAAATAACATATCCTTGCAATCTAAGTAATCTTGAATCTTCTTTTTAGCGTTAAGAATAGTTGTGTGGTCACGACCTCCCATTCTTAGTCCTATTGCTTGTAAGGTGGTTTGAGTGTGTTTGTGAGCCAAATATGCTGCACAATGCCGCCACCATAGTATCTCTCTTTCTCGATTGCTTCCAAATAGTTCAAGCTCTGAATAACCGCTTATTTTAGTGACTGCCCAAATTATTTTATCAAGTGTAATCTTGTGTTTATTGAATCCGTGTACTCGCACATAGAAGTTTGGTTTAGATATTAGTTGTGTCATAGTTTTTCTATTTCGTTTTTTACTTCTTGCCAATACTTTATTCTTAATTCTTGAAATGGACTTGTAGCGTCGCAATCATTTAATAATTCATTGACTGCAATTAATGCGCATTGCTTGGCAGTATATGAGCTACTCGTAATATATTTAATTTTTAAATCAATATCTGTTGGCTCTATTGATAAATAAATCTCAACTTCCTTAAATTTGCTAACTAATCCCTGTGCTTTTTCTTCTGGTGTCATTTGTTACCTCCGTATGTTTCGTTGTAGTATTGTTCTGCAGATATTCTTTGCAATTCATTATCTGTGGCTATCCAAGCATCAATTATCTGCTTCTTTTCCATTTTTAAGGCTTTTTCGGATAGTGTAAAATACCTAACACCTTGTTTTTCTAATTCCCGAATAAACCATTCTACTGCCGTTTTTTTATTTCCCATTGTTACCTCCGTATGTTTCGTTGTAGTATTGTTCAAACGTTTCTTTTTCATCCATACCCATTTCCCAATGCTTACCATAAGCAGTATATTCCTTATGACAAGTTAAATAAGCATCTTCTATCTGCTCCTTCCCCATTTGCTTGGCTTGTCTTTTCAATTCAAGATAATCGCTAACATCTATTGATATTTGTATTCGTCTAATGCTTACATTTTCAGAAGCATCTCCCTTTTGTTCAAGTTGCTCAATAAACCACTGAACTGCAGTCATTTTATTTAACTCGTTTTCCATTTTCGTAAGTTCTATTATGTAATTCAATTAATTTCTTTGCCATTGCGGCTTCTATGTCGGCTACATTAAAGCCAGTTAAATGCGCTGCTTTAAATAGCAACAAGAAACAATCGGCTAATTCCTCTGCTTGTTCTGCCTTGCCTTTTAAAACGATAGCCTCTCTAAACTCCCAAATTTCGTCAGACCTTAGCTTCATTAGCACGTTTAGATAATGCTCATCTCCAAAAGTGTCTTTGCTCCATTGGATGTACTCGTCAATTAGTTTTTGGTTCATTGTGTGTTTTGATTATGGCAGTAAGCAGTTTCCC